GAAACATTTCCAAGAGCAGCAAAGACATTATTTTGAGCAGCTCTACCCCAGAGACCTTCTCCAGTTGTATATGGAGTATATGATGTAGAGAATCCAGTTGCTCTAGGAGTAACGGTTTCGCCATCAATCGTCTGGTGGAAAGTATCACCAGCTGCAGATGGATTATATCCAGCAAACAGATTTGTTGAGTAATCTGCGATATAGTCTTTGTAGTAATTCTTTTGTGGAGAATTTACTGCAGAGATTGAATCTTCTGCTTTAGACAGTCCAACGTGCTTCTCAATGATGTTACCTTCTATTCCGGTAACAACGCCATAATCATCAACAACAACAACATGGAGAGCATCGTTCTCGCCACTGCGGTTCCGAGTATACTGATTGGTTACTGGTTTCGGGGCAATTGTGCTCCAGTAAATCGTAGAGTTCTCAAGATTAAGAGTTTGCTCGTTATACCAATCTTTAACACTCTCAGGAGTATATCTCGAAACTGTTGCAGCAAGTCCAGTATTAATACCGGCGTTGTTGACAAACATCAGATCGTCTGAAATATCGAATGATGCTTCGGGTGCCTTTTCTCTATAATCAATTCTTGTCTCTGTTCCACTATCCGTTGATGCACCAGAAACTCTAGCAACAATCTTAACATCAATTGTGCTGTTTGAGTTAGTCGAGTCCGTCTTAACTCCAGTGATGATTCCCTTAAGGTAACCAGTGTAAGGCGTTGTCGTTCCAGCACCAGGAAGAACGATTGCAGAAAGTTGAGCAGTAACGCCATGTCCGACGATAGCACCTGCATTTCTCAGGTTGTCTGTGTTAATACCAATTCTTTGATCGCCAAGGTCATCAATCTGACAAACTTTAAGTGAGTTCGCCCAAGATCCTGGGTTTTTGGCAGCATAATAAAAATCAGTAGCAGATTTATAATTTGACTGATAGTCGTCGTAACTTTTAATCTTCAGCACGGCCGTGCTGGCGACACCAACACCTGCGTTAGCATTGTTAAGATCGTCGTCGTCTGTCCTAACAACTTTCAGGACTCCGCCATAAGAAAGATAAGACGCTGCACTCATCCAATACTCGTATTGGGCGTCTGTTGAAAGAGGTTTTCCAAATGCACTAATGAGATCTGTCTCATTAGTAACCTCAATTGGATCGTCAATTGGACCAATTCTAAATGGTCCAGCTATAGCTCCAATGTTATCTAATACATTATCAGCTCTTCCTACTGTTAAGTCAACCTCTCTGATTCTTACACCAGGAGATAATTGAGGAGTCGCCATGTTCTGTTTCTCCGTGAATCTCATTTGTTCTGAAAATATTTATTAAAAAGTTACTTTTCGCAGGGGAAACATGACGCGAATCACCAATCTGGGTAATCGTATGTCATATCTGGTTTTTCTTTTCTAGATTTCTTCACTCTTTTCTTACAACACTCTTTACATTCATATGAATATGAGGAAGCAACTGCTCCTCTGTCTTTTCTAGTTCTATAAAATCCATCAACTAAATTTTTTATTTCTCTACAAACTCTACACTTTCTATCTTGTAACAAAAGATGGCCTAGTTGTATTTGTCCATCTAAGTCCATTACTGATAATCCCACATATATGACATATCGCCATATTCACCAACTGATGCCTTAGACCAACGATCTCCCTGATCATCAACAAAACTATTATCTTCTAAACCATCAGACATAAATCCAAATGGTGCCATATCCTGTTCAATTTGATTTTTTTGGTCCTCATATAATCTCTTTCTAACATCTTGATCAGTTAACTCTTTAAAGTAATCTTGCTGAACTAACCACGCATAGATTACTAGACACATTGCAAGATCATCATTACATCCTTCCTCGGCCTCAAAAGAGTTGTGTTTAGAAATAAATGTAGTTAACTCACTAATAATTTCATAATCATTGAACAGTAATTTATTTTCTTCAATTAATGCTTTTAAATTGAGTGATCCAACTTTTTTAACTGTCTTGGACATTTTGACACCTAGTTGTGTCTTTTTACCAGAAAATCCCTGACCAACAATCTGTCCTGCTCGGCCTCTCATAGAGCACATAAGCAGATTTTGATATTCAAGATCATATTGCAGAATACTTGCAACTTGATCCCCAATATCATTTACTTCACACAGAACAAATGCATTATTATAACTCTTTGACACTTCCCAAACAATATTGGGGAATAACATCGGTTTAATTTCATTATTCCGATACTTTGCTACAACTTTATGGGGAAATGTTGTAATGTCCACGACCACAAAGGCTGAATAGTCTTCTCCAACACCTCTTGCGACATCAACAGTTACAACATAATCATGTTTATTCTGAGGTTCTTCATAAACATCCAATCCAGCATTTTTAGTTTTGGGATTGTCATATACAAATGTTCTAAGTTTGCTTGGAGCAATTAAAGTGTCAATAGATCCAAGGAACTCACACTCAAACTCAATTTTGAATTGCTGATCTGAGGTATTAGCAATGGTTTGTGCTTTCCACTTATCATCTCTACCTGGAACTTCTGACCAATGAACATCTGTGGGGATATACTCATTCTTTCCTCTTTCAGCATCGTGCCAAAGACGGTAGAAATGATTCATACCATGTGGAGTAGATACGATAATTACCTTGGTACTTCTACCAGAAGTAATAGTAGGATAAACAGAGGCAAAGAATGAGTCAGCAACGTGATTTGGAACAAATGCAAACTCGTCGAGAAAGAGGATGTTAAATGACATACCTCGGACAGCACTTGCAGACGTAGACGCTGCCAAAATTTTACTGCCATTTTCTAACTCCAATGAACCCTTATTCCAAACCATAATGCCTTGCTGCATCCACTTGGGCAAGTTTTCGTATGCAGTTTGCAATCTACCTAACAACTCTCTTGCTGTTGCTGCTTTGTTTGCAAGTATACCTATATTAACGCTGTCATTAAAAATTGCATAGTGCAAAAGATACGAAACCACAGTAGTAGACTTGCCAGTCTGACGTGGCATCTTGCAGATGTTAAATCTGTTTTCATGGAAGTTATTAATTAACTTCTCCTGAAAATCATATGGTTTGAAGGGGACAAGACCTTCATCAAGAGAAACAATTTTTACGTAGTTTTTTGCAAAGTAAACAGGATCATCTTTACACCTAACAAATTCTAAAACTTGATCTTGAGTAAATTCAATAGGCGTATTTGCCTTTTTTAGATTCGGATTACCAAGGTATACATCATCAGACATAATAATCTCCTACATCATTTCGCCAAATATATGTTTGGTTGAATTATTTAACATAGATTTATCATGCTCTATAGTTTGTCTCGTCATATCTAGTATTTTTTGTAAATTCTCTACTTTCTTCTCTAACTCTTTAGTTTTACTGTCTTCCTCCCGCTTGGAGGAGTGGTTGTCCTGGTTCATAATCGGAAACTGAGAACGTTGATAGTTTTGAACCTGGGTAAACCTTTTCTATCTCATTTTGGACATCTGATCTGGTAGGTCTAGACGCCGAAGGGAAGAACATTCTAATAACATAATACTTTCCTTTCCATACGAGTGATACTGCAATAATATTTCCAGTCTTTGCTGGAAGACGAACGGCTTCTTGCACCTGTTCTGTCCCCTTCCAGATACCATTTATATCTACAACTGGACTCATATCTGCTGGACCAACAATATCCGTAATTTCAGCAAAGGTTTTTCCATCGGAGGTTTCTATTGCAATTGTCTCCTCTGCCTTTACGCAACGGTTATGTGTTTTTCCGAAAAGTTTTTGTTTCCCCGCTTTTTTATATCCCTTCCAGCACTTTTTACCTGCTTCATTGATTTCAATTGCATCAATAGATTCAAGCGCAGCAAGTTGTGCTGGCGAAAATCCTTCTTTCTTTGAGTTATTTTCCCAATTAGCGGCACCTGCTTTGCGGCATTTTACTAAGGCACCTGAAGCATATGCTGAAGTGTAGCGAGATTTGACTTCATGGTAACAGGTTCTACTGCCTTTACCCTTTCTGTCTTTTGATTCGTCAATATTCAATATTTTGTCACCAACTTTTACATTATTATCCTCAAACCATCTACGATTTACTTCTAAAGCGTAGAGAACGTTTGCATCAGATGTGATTGAGGATTCGTCTAATGGTTCTAATTCTTTAATAGTTTCAATTACACCATGCTCATTGATAAAAGCAATATCAAGAGGGATGGTGGTGTTCTTCATGTGGAATGACTTTTCTCCTGACTCATTAAATACAAAAAGCATACCACAATTTTCGCCTAAACTTTCCCTGAACATCAGACCTGCATTAAATGCATTCAACGAAGATGGAACTTCGATGTAAAGAGGTAGAGTTACAAATTCTTCTTTCATTTTTTTCTTAGGTTTGGGATCAGTGGATACGTAAGTTAGTTTTGCTGCATTGGACTTACCAAACCAGTCACGAAGGCCTTCTTCATCAATAGAGGCACCATTTTCCTTACGGAGCATTCCTTTTGGATCTACCATGAAACCCTTTGGGATTGGTTTGCAAACTTTATCAGTATAGCAGTAATATGATCCTGCCTTACATTTTCCGTTTTGCTTTTCCTCATTCATTTTATTAGTCTTCTTAGATTATAAAGGTCAGAGTGTTTTTAGAATTTGTTAGTTGACCAGGTTAGACTTTTTTTTAAGAAAGTCTCTTATTATTTATACTTTTGTTAATGTTTTTGATATTT